GTTATGGCATCATCTTTGACACCATCTGTTGATACTTTTGTTAATGCCATAATAGTGTTTAGTAAAGGCTTAGTTTATAGACTTAGCTTCGGTCTATGTAAATTACTAGCAATTATGCTAATTGTCTGGCGTATCGTTCAATAGTTACTTGTTTTCTAGAGCTCCAACCTCCAATAAAAGCGTTCATAGAACCAACAGCTGATTGCCTATAGCCTTCTACTGAAACAGTCAGGTTATCTCCATTACTAAAATCAGTATTGCTTGCAGCTAAAACTAAGGTCATATTTCTTGCTTGTGTGGTTTCGTGAGTACCAGCACCATCTGCACGATACCAAACCTCAAAATCATTTGTATAACTATTAGCTGACCCATTGGTAAGTTTAATTCTACATTTAGCCATTGCATAGTTAGCACCAGAACCAGAATTACTTAAAGCTATACCCATAGGAACGTGTGCCCTAATTATAATTAACTGACCTCTCTGATAGTTAGAGATAGTTCTTGTACCCAATCCTGTATCTGTGTACCATTGTTGGTCGTTAACTAATGACGTTTGAGTGTTGCTGTCATAGGCATCAAAATCTACAAGCGTAAAATTAGCAGCTAGTGAACCAGTTACATTACCTGTAACAGTAACGCCAGTACTTGTGGTTTCTAGTTTTTTACTGTTGTCGTAATATAGCTCTACTGCTGCATCAGGATTACAAACAATAAATTTTTCGCCACCAGCTTTGTCAAGATTTAATTTTCCAGCTTCGGCTCTTATAAACCCATCTGTGCCGTTGAAAAACATTCTCATGTCAGCACCATCGCCACAATAATATCCTTGGCTATCGCCAATTAATACACCATCATTACGAGTCTCTATTTTTTTCTGGTTGTCATGGTATAGCTCTACTGCTCCGTCAGGTATAAACTTAGCCATATTTTCGTTAGTCGAACCATCCCATTTTTGTATAGCTACTTCACTATCTGATCTGATTCTTAATGCACCATTACCTTGATCTTGTAGAAATGTATGACCAGAACTATCGTGGAACATAATAAAATCATTACTTGCTCCAAGTTTGATAGAGTCATTATCAGCCAAAAGAATATCGTTACCATCTAAGTCACCGCCTAGCTGTGGTGATGTGTCATTTACCAGATCAGTATTTACTGCTGCAAAACTTAAATTACCATTGGCATCTGTTTTTAAAAATGCACCATTAATAATAGCGGAAGGAAACGTAAGGGTATAGTTTTGGTTTGCACTATGCGGTGGAGATTTTAGTTTTATACCATGACTATTCTGACTACAGTTAAGTTGTAAATATCCATCAGAAGAACCATCACCTTTGACAATAACACCAGCAGTAGATGATGTAGATACAAGGTTTAGTTTGCTACCAGCAATATCAGCAGAGTTTGATATATCTCCATTGACAATACTTCCATCAACAATCATTGCTGACGTTACTGTGTTGTTGCTTGGTGTACCAATGTTTACAGTAGAACCAAGAACTATTGCAAAGTAATCTGACCCACTAGCAGGTGCAGCAGCTAACTTAACTGTACTGCCAGATAAAGCAAAACCTTCTGAAGGCGTAGAAGTTCCAGCGTTAGGTTTTTGTATAACACCATTAATACTTAAAATAATCTGCTGTGCATTGCTTGGTGCGTTTGTAATAGTAAAGTCCTGTACGCTTCCATTAAATGCAGGGCTAAGTGTAGATATAAAAAAGTTACCAACAGATTGTGCTTCCTCAAAAGCACCTGACGTTGAGTTATATACTAATAATTTTTGAGTAGAAGTATTAAATATTAAATCCCCTGCATCATTATCACTTGTAGGGTTTGATGATACAACTCTATACCTAGATGCAAAGTCGTTTATATCATTACTAAGTTGCTCTACATCAGCTTCTTTTGCTAGTAGCTTATGGTAGTTATATATCTGACTTGCACCTGTAGAACTAACAAGAAGTCCTAACTCAGCAGCCATAGTTTTACCTCTAAGGCTTGCAGGGAAGTTGTTGATAGTTACGTTATCAGACCCACTACCTACTGTTCTTGCATTTGTAGCAACACCACCAGAACTAACGATAAGACCATCTATGTTTGCAATACTTATAACAACACCTGATACTGGCTGTGTTGCAGGGAAGCTATCTTCATCTGCTATAACTTCTAGTCCACCAACAGGTGCTATCTGATCTGCTACAAAATCTACAACAGCACCAGAGGTAGGAAAGTGATTATCACTATTGGTAATAGTGGTTTGCTTAGACATTCCTGATACTTGGTTTAAATCAGCAGTAGAGCCTGTAAAACCATCTAATTTATTTAATTCAGAAGTATTTGCAGTAACACCATCAATAACTAATTTCTCTGCATCTGTAAGAGCATTTGTATTCGAGTTTGATTCGTATAAAGTCTTGATCTCACTAGCAGTTTGATCGGCTGTAGCACTAGCTTCAATAGCATTTAGTTTGCTGTGGTCGGCATCTGTAAAGACGTTACTATCAGAAGCAGCTTCTACTGCTGCCCTGATCTCTGCATTAGTTTGATCTGCGGTAGCACCTGTCTCAATGCTATTTAGTTTTGTATGGTCTGCATCTGTAAATACATTAGAGTCTGTTGCTGATTCTACCAGCGTTCTTATCTCAGCAGCAGTTTGGTCAGCAGTTGCACTTGCTTCAATACCATTTAACTTAGTATGGTCAGCATCAGTAAACACGTTGCTATCACTAGCACTTTCAACAAGTGTTCTTATTTCTGCTGCGGTCTGGTCTGCTGTAGCTGAAGCTTCTATTGCATTTAATTTAGAGTGATCTGCGTCAGTAAAGACATTACTATCACTAGCACTTTCTACTAATGTTCTGATCTCTGCTGCTGTTTGATCTCCTGTTGCATTTTCTTCAATAGTTCCTAACTTATCAATAATCTCTTGTTGAGCAAATAATACTTGGTCACTATTAGCATCAAGGTCTGCTTCTGTAAGAACAGAACCATCTGCAAAATCTACCTTCTTAGCACTAATATTTGTATCTCTTTGAAATTTTATAGCAACACCATTAGCAGGTTCATTACCAGAAGTAAATGTGATTTGGGTTGCACTTGTAAATGTGTAGTGTGTAGTAATAGTTTTTAAAACACCACCTACTGTTACATCAACTTCTGCTTCTGCAAGATATGAAAAGGATATATTAAAAGGACCAGCAGACCCATTGCCAGTATGGTTTGTAAAAGATGCTGCTGTGTTAGTTGCCATGATTACTAAAAATTAGATAAATTTTTAATTGTTGATTCAATAGTTCCATTATTTATTTCTTCTAGTTTACCAGTAAAATCTCCAAATAACTCTTGATTCTCAGGTTTGCCTAACCATTCTGTTCTAGCTTTTATTTTATAATCTGATACTTCATTCTTTATTGCTCTTGATAATTTAGCTCTAGCGTTATCTTGAATCCCTACCATGATTTCTTGATTAGTTGAATTTATATTTTCACCCATAGCTGTTTTATACAAGGCTTTATTTTCTGAACTGTTTAATATTTCATATAATTTAACAATAAGTCTTTTACCATCAATTTTCGTATCAAAGGCCAAGTATTTAACATAATCTGCATATTGCTTGCTTGTAAGTTCAATACCACTTCCCTGTATTCCTTGTTTCCTAAAAAAGAATTTTTTGGGCGGTTGTAAGGATATATTCAAATCATTAATAACACTAAGAACATAATTATCTTTTGTAGTAGTTGCAGTAAAAGGATTTAAAACGTCAAAAGTATCAGGTCCAAATCCACTAGGATATTCAACAACTGCACCTGTTAACCAGTTTCTATCAGGTTCTAAATTTGCATTATAAAAAGGTATTGTTCTAGCTAACTCATTTAAAGTTTGTCTAAGACCTGTAATCATTTCATCTGCTGGATAATATGTAGTATCAAGTTTTGTTTTGTCTGTTGCTCTTTGTATTGATCTACCTAATCCAGAAACAGGATTAATAATATTAGCAGCCCTTCTTGCTAATAAAGTTTGCATTTTAAAAGGGTTGTGTATAGATTCTGCAAATTCAGTTAGTCCTCTAATGTATGTTCTATCTGTTATGTTTCTTCCGATTGCAACAGTAAGTGCAGTTGCAATATCATTTTTTTGTTGACTGCCTATCTGTCCTTCTATATCTACAAAATCTGCAAGAAACATAAGAGTACCAGACCAAGGGTCAAGTCTTTTAAAAGATATATATTTATATTTTGGTTTTCCACTTTTAGTAATTATAGGTTGTCCGTTACTATCTCTTACTAAAAATCTTATTGAATATGGCTGCCAACCTTCTGCTTGTTTTTGTTTTACTAATTGTCTGTTTGCTTCTATTGCATCACCAAATCCTACAACATTAGGACCACCACCTGTTATAGCCATTTCCGCAAAAGGATTATCTATTTCTCTTGCCATTAAAGCTGCTGAGACTAAAAACCCACCACCTAAATACATTTCACCTCTAGCTCTTGCAGCTACACTAGGGTCGGTACTTTTAAGTGCTTGTCTATATTCTTGTAAAGCTAAGTTAACAACAGGAGTAAATCTAATTTGTGTTTTAAAAATATTTAAAGGTGTTCTAACAAAAGGAAAAATTAGTCTTCCATAAGGGTGACTTGCAAAATCTTGTATTTTTTTACCAAAAGAATCTTGCGGTAAATCTTTTGTAAATGTTGCTTCAGTAGCATAGTCTTTAGCTTTTTTATATAAATCTTGAATACTTTGAGGTAATTTTTTTGTACTGCCAGTATCAACAATTTTAAATACTTTTTCTGATTGTTGTTGTATGTAATCAGTTAAATCAACTCCTTGTTTACCTTTTTTAATTCCTTGCTCCCAAGCTTCTGCTTTTACATAAGCTCTAAAGTTTACTTGTTTTAAAAACTCGTCTTCTGTAATTAACATACGAGAACCAAAACCATTTATATTTCTAAAAGTGTTATATATAGAAGGAATCCAAGCATCAGCTATAAATAAATCTACAAATGGTTTTACAGTCGCTTGCGTAACAACATTACTATCAGCAAAGTTTCTTACGTCTTCTGCGTTAATATTTCGTGAAACCCTTTGTGCATCTTGTATCATTGCACCTCTATCAAGAACATTCTCGTTTGCTTTAAATGCTTTACCTGCAATATTAAAAGCGTCACCTAAAGATTCAGCCATATAAATAAATTGTTTCCAACCTTTTACAAATTCATCTGTATTAAATTCTGGCCTAAAAGTTAGGTTAGAAGGTTGTTGTAATATTGATCTGCCATATCCAATATTAGGGTCTTTTCTAAAAACAATTTTTGCAGCACCAGCAGATTGTGTTAATGGTTTTATTAAAGTATTTAAACTTGTAGATAACACGTTTACTACATGAGTAGGTGGACCACTAAGAATAGAGTTGATAAATATTTCGTTAGTAAATTCAACACCTTTTAAAAGTAACCCTTTCTTTACCATGCGTTTCATTACCTCTGGATTACCACCTGCAATGTTTAAGTATTTGGTTAGTCTTGTTAATGCTAAAGTTGCTTCTTCATCTCCTTGTTCTACAAGATCAAATATTTGATTGAAGGTTTGATCTATTTCGTCAATACCTGCATCTTCTATAAATTTCTTATTAAGGTCCTCTATGTTTTCTGTACCTCTTGACTTCTTGCCAAAATCTTCTGCTGTGACTTTAACATCTCTTAAATCTCCTGCAATTCTTCTAGCACCTAAAGATTGTGAAGTTAATGAACCTACTCCTTTATTTAAATAAACAAGACCTCGTAGTACTTTTACTTCTTCTATAAATTCTTTTTTTATTGATTTTACTAAATCTGGGTTTTTCCCTACTATTCCATTATGTAAAGCAGCAGACAAATTAAAAACAGCTTCACCATTCTTATTCATCATTTGATTTATCGTTATGCTTGTTGCAGGTAAATATTTTGGATTGTTAATTATTTTGCCATCTGACGTTTTAATAATAGGACCAAATTCTTGTAAAAAAAATTGTGCAGCTTCTAACGCTTCTTTATTTGTTTGTCTTTGAGAAGCAGCAAACATATCTCCTAAAGATACAGACCTAGCCCATTTTCCTAATTCATCTGTAGATTTAAAATATTCACTTATGTTTATAAGATATTTTGTAAGTTGATCGACACCACCTCCTGTAATATTTGGGTTAAATGTAGATTCTATTTTTTCACCTACTTGTGGTATTTGTGTAGTATCTCCTA